AACGAAACGCGGCCGGAGTTCTTCGGGGCGTTGCACGCGAGCAGTGGATAGGAGAGGAGTCGGAACTCGTAGTCCGTGGTCGTGGCCATGCGCAGGATCTCGTTCCCGTCGCCGGTCATCGGGTGCATCAGCTCGCCCATCGAGGAAACCCACCAGTTGTCCATCCGGAGCGCGAAGAACGTGCCCTTCGGACAGTGGCGGTCGAGGTAGATCGGAACCGATCCGCTCGAGGTCGGCGAGACGATGTCGATCTTCCGGAACCCGAACTTCGTCGAGTCGTCCGGAAGCGAGCGCAGGCCAGTACCGGCCATGAGCGACTCCAGGCGGAGGAAGTCTTCCGGGTGAAGGAAGCCCGCCGTCGGGGTCTTCGCCTTGAAGCGACCCGTCATGTAGGCGAGGAGCGTCTTGATACGCTCGTCCATCTGCATGCCGGCGATGTCAGCCGGGGCGACTCGGCAGCCCGCGTAACGCTGCGGGTCGGTCGCACGGGTCGCGGCCGTGATGCCCCAGAGAGCAGCCGGCGCATCCGTCGCGCTGAGGAAGGCTTGCAAGCCCTTCATCGCGATGGTGCCGGTGTCTCCGAAGAAGTCGCCTTCGCGGAACAGGTAGTCAGATGCGACCAAGCCGGAGATGTCCGACGCGAGCAGGAGGACGCCTTCTCCGGTTGCCCGGTTGATCGAGGTGACGACCGTCTGGTCGCCGGAGTCACGAAGCGCGTCCGCCGCGGCTGAGCCGTCAGCGGCCGACGCAACGACCGTCATGCCAGGCTCGAAGTTCGCGGCCTGCTCGGGCTGGGTGAGCGTGAAGTTGTTGGTCGCGATCGACGCGAGCCGCCCGAGGGCGCCACCGCCGTTGCCCCACGCATGGATCGAGAGCATCTCGCCCATGGTTTCGTAGAGGCTGTCGATCTCGATCCGCTTGTGCTCGAGGAACGCGCCCGCGTTGTTTCGGGCCGCCTTGATCGCCTTGTCGTTGATCTGGACGACGCCGTAGTAGTTGCCGGCCTCGATGTTGAACTCGTCGGACGCCGTAGCGGTCGAGTTCGTCTGCGCCAGCGCAAGGGACTGGGCTGCTACGCCCTGCCCGTTGCGGGTGAAGAACGGCACCGGGAGCCGCGAGCCGACCATGCCCGTATCGCCCTTTTTCTCGAGCATGCCGAGCAGGGGATTGTCCGGGTAGGTGAGTTTTTCGACGATGGACGAGTCGAGATACCGCTCCTTCAAAAGGGCGGCGAACGTGGTCATTGACGATGCGGTCATGCGCGAAATCTCCGAGTTACCGACGCTCACGCGACGGGTCTTCTCGGGTTTGCGCTGTCCCGGACAGCCGCTATCGCTTGCGCAATAGCCCCCGGATTGCTCCGGAGTCTCCCAGGCGTATTACTCGGGCCCTGGGGAGGACCGTGCCATAACGATACTGGCTTCTAGTGAGTTGTCAACAGGGATCGACCGAGTGGCCGACTAAGGGTCATGTGTGAGAGTGTGAGTTCACCTTGCGCCGCTCCTCGGCTTCGCGCTGAGTGTCCTGGTCGAACGCCAGTTTCAGGCGCTCGGCGGCGTTCTTCGTCCATTCGGACGTGTCTTTGAAGTCGCGGGTCGGCGAGGGCTTCACACCCGGCGCCGGCGCGGTTGCTCCCTTGGCCTTCGGGGCGACCGGGGGAGCCGCGGGCGCGTCGGGCTTGAAGGCTCGCCCGAGTTGCTCGGACCAGCCACGGAGAAGCTCCCGGAGCGGGGTCTTCTGTCCGGGCAGGGGGAGCATCAAGGCTTGCTCGAGCGTGATCGTGCTGCCCGTCGAGCGGTCGAAATGCTCGTTTTGGATGGCGTAGAGCATGTTCACCACGTCGGGATTGTCGGCGAGCTCGCGGAGGATCGGGCTCTGCGACTGCTTCATGCCCGGGGCGATCGTCCCCGCCTTGTACTGCTCGATCATCGTCGCCTGTTGGCGCTGCCGTTCCTGCGCTTCCCACTGCTCGCGCTGCTTCGTCTCGGCCTGCTCCTTTTCCTGGAGCTTCCGCTCGAGCTCGGTCAGTCGCTTGTGGCTCGGGTCGGCCAGCTTCGCGATGAAGTCGTCCTGAAGCTCGTTCCAGTCCTTTTTGCCGAGGCCGCGCGCCACGCCGTCGTAGTCGCCCTGCTGAAAGGCGGCCTTGATTGCGCGCCCGAACTCGATCTCCGCCTCGGATTCCTTCACCCGGTTGCCGAGCGCCGCCTCGATCGCTCGTTCCCGCTCCTGGAGCGCCTGTTTCGCCTCCCGATTGGCCGCGCGGAACTTCGCCCGGTCCTCGACGGTTACGGCGCCCTGATCGACGACGAAACCGGCCTTCTTGGCGATGATCTGAAGCGCCTTCTCCGCCCCGAACCGGTCCACGAGCGCGACGACTTCCGCCTCGGTCGGCGCCTGGGTCTGCGCGTTGTCGTTGGCGGGCTTGGACGGGTCGGTCGTGTCGTTGGCGGGCTGCGCCGGGGTCGTCGTCTCGACCGGTGCGGGCGGGGTCTCTGCGGGCGTTGCGGGGGCGGTTGCTTCTTCGGCCATTACGCGTCTCCTTCCGGCCCGCGCTGCCACGCACCAGTGAATACCATCTCGATCATCGTGTCGCGCATGGCCACAACCTCGGTCTGGAAGTTCTCGTCTGGTTTGTCGGGTCGCCATAGACACGTTGATGTCTGGTTCGGGAACTGCCTAGGCGTCACCTGAACATGGAGCGCGCCCTCGAATGGCTCGACATTCACGTCACAATTCATGTGCACCAAATCGCGGTTGAAAACGTTCTCTGCGTAGGCCTTCACTTCATCGGGCGTCATTGCTTCTCCTCAAGCCGCCGCGGGTGGCAACGGCATCTGGTCCATCGGCATGTTCTGGTTCGCAGGCAGCATCGCGGGGACACCTGGCGGGGTCGGCGGCACACCCATCGGTGGCGCCGCGGGTTGCGGCGGCGCGGGCGGGTTCATCAATTTATCGAGCTCGACGATCCATCTCACAAGGAGCTTGATCGAAAACTCCGCCTTCGCCTTCTCGTCGTCGTCGGCAAGCGTGCGCTGGTCGATGCGGGCACGGAACCACGCGCTCGAGAAGCGGCGGAGCGCCTGCATCTTGTTCATGATGAAGCCCTCGGGGGCTTCGTAGTCGCCCGCGCTCCACGTCTCGGGGTCGGCGTCGAGGTAGCGCTCTATGAGCTGATCGACGTACTCATACTCGGCGTTCTCGACGTTCAGCTCCGAGTCGAGATCGGGCCAACCGATCAGGCTCTTCGCTGTCTCCTGCGAGATGAGCCCGGAATTGTACATCGCCTGCACCATCTCCTGGCGACCGGCTGGGTCGTGCGGGAGCGATGAGGACGGAGCGACCGTCACGCTAAACTCGTCGTCTTCGGTGTCCGCGTCGGCCCACTTCACTTGACGCATCAGCGTCTTCCCGGGCCACTTCACCATGAAGTCTTTGTCTTCGTCGGCGAGCTCGCGGAGGCGCCAGACGTATTGGTGCGCGAGGTCCACGAACGCCTGCTCGTAGCGCTGCGATTTGACGAGCTGCCGGCCGGCCTTCGTGTCGTTCAGCGTCATCATCGCAACGCCGGATTGCACGCCCTGCTCGCGACGGGCTGCAGCGGATACTTGCGAGATGCCGATGGCGTCCCAGTACTGGCGGACGCGGTCTTGGAGGAATTGCAGCTCCATCGGCGCGAAGGGGACGGAGAGGGACTCTTGCGGAAACTCGCCGCCCTGCCGGACCATCACGGCTGTGGACGCCTCGTTGAGCACGAGCTCCTCGGGGTTGACCGTGCCTTCGCGGTAATAAATCCGCTTCCCCGACGCGACGATCTCCCGCGCGAACAGTCGCGCATCGAGGTCGGCGCACTCCTCAGCCTGCCGCCCGCCCTCGTCGGCAATGCCGCTCGCCCAGAACCCGTCGCGCCACGGCTCCCAGAGCAGGAAAATGAAGGGGAACGCGGGGGCCGTCCACTCCGCGACCTCGACGGTCTCGCCGCCGATGACCGTGCACATCTTGCCGGGCTCTTCGCTCGACTGCGGCAGAAACCACGCGTGAACGACCTCGATAACGCCGTTCGCCCGCGGCTTGCCGATG